CGCTAGAAAGCTTGTCTAGTCTTTTGTGTAAAACTGCAATTTCCGCAATTGCACGGCGAATTTCACCAGTTTGGGCATCAAATTTAATTTTTACATTAATATTTTCGTCTGCCATATAGCCTGCCCAAAGTGATTTTTACATCACGTGAGTCTAAGGCGGTCAAGCTATGGGAGCAGTGTCCCTAAGTCTTCGACTTGCGCTCTTGCTCTTCGCGGTCGTTACTTATTACTTTAGCACAGGCGAGAAGGACCAACCAGTCATTATCGTCAAAGTTCATAAGTTCCAAAGGATTAACGTGGAAAAGTTCTCCGAGTCTTGCTGCGGAGATGACTACGGAATCTTCAACTAGTTCGTCGAAGATTCCTTCGTAGGGTCCACCGCGGCAACAGTATCTGAATATCCAGCGGCGTCCAGGATTGCCAAAGCGGCTGATTCTATATGAGGGTCAACACCAAACATGGCACGCACGGCGTCTGGAACTGGACGGGTAGTGTCTGTCATTTCCAAAACCAACGGGTGAGCAAAGTTTAGGTTATTGCCACTCTCGTCATAGATTTCTTCATCGTCCATACAGATGCCTATGGTCGTATTACCAATAACCAGGCAGGCAAATTTGGTGGCATCAAGACCATTTCGTGAGTCTTCGCCAGCAGATTTTCTCCAGTTTTTCATCTGTGACTGAGTAATGTTTGGGCTGACCTTAATGCTCACGCCATCACGTTCTGTGACAGGAATATGAACAACAGGGCGTTCAACTTTCTTTCTTACAACAGAACGCAAACGGTCAAGTTGTGTCTCTTCTTTTACAGAAGAAGTAAGTCCATCGCGCTGAACAGCCTTTTTGCTGCTCTTAACGTCGTCGGAGTCTTCGGTCGTGTACAGGGGATTATCGCTCATGCTGAGAAGCTAGCACAGACATATTGCCCGGCGTTGCAACTAGCGTATTTAAGCGGCGTCTACGTCTGAGATTGCGAACGTTAATGCAAACGTGGCTGGAGCTCCAGATGACGAGTCACCTTCTGGCTCGGTCATTCCAACAAGCAGTGCATTTGTGTAAATGCGGTCGTTGGTTGGGTCCTTGATATCGCAGTCGTAAACAGATACTGTAAGGTTGAAGTAGGCCGTTCCGACAAATCGACGCAAGTCTTTGATTTTGCGTCCAATACCAGCACTTGTAAGTGAGGTATTCATATCGTCATCGTAATGAGCAGTCAGCGTGATGTCGCCTATTTCTGAAGGGGCACACAGGACTGTCGGTCTAGACTTTCCGCCTTCGTAGATTTTCTCTACGGATGCTGTTATCTCGCCACCTGAAACCTGAGCAAAGCGGAATCCTTCCCACTTCGGCAGGTTGGCCTGCACGTTGGTTTGCTGTTTGGCATTATCGCTGAAAGTGCTTGGAACTATTGTTGCCAGTACTTGTCTTTGCGCTACTTTTGACATGGGTAACTTCCTCTGTTTAAACCACTGTTGAGGTTAGGTTTGACTTGACAATATCGATTTCGATTCTGTCACCGACGCTGCTGACGCGAACGCCAACTTTCGCTTTGACCAATCCTTCAGACAACTGCAATGTTGGGTTAAGCGAAGAATCGCACTTCACAACATAACCGTTATCAAGTTGGCGGCCATTGGCATCAAAAGCTGGGTAAAGAGCCCCAATGCCACGCATGACCGACAAAATTGATATTAATCGCGACTCAATGTTAGCAAAAATAGTATTTCTGCCGTCGATGGAACTGAATACAACATCTTCAATAGAACGGTAACACTCTGTAACGATTGTATTTACAACGTCCTGCTGGGTGATGTAGCGGAAGTTGTCAATGTCAGACGACAGTGAACGTGCACCGTATATTCTTATTGTGTTTTGAATGATTCTGATTGGGTTTACGTTATTGGCATCCAAGTCGTCACCAACTGATTTGTTGATGTCAGCACTTAAGCCAACCACGAATCCAGCTGCAGAAATGAGACCAGCTGCAGGAAGGTGTGGGCCAGTTTGGTTGTGAGCAACCGCCCGCTTGCCGGCAACATATCCCACTGGTGGAATAAATCGAGTAACTCCTGGAACACTAGTTGGAACCTCTACCCATGGGTAGTACAGGGCTGCGTGTTCTGCACCGTCTTCAGCTTGGAGCGTAAGTGCTGTTGTTTTGACCGTAGCAACAGAGTCGTTTTCTCCAGCGAACAAAAGAGCAATTCTGCTGTATGTATTTGCATGCGTAATTAAAGCAGCCGACATTGCGTCGCTGGAATTTTCTGGACAAACTACTGCACCAGAACCAAGAGCGTCATTAAAGAGCCCCAATTTTGATTCATAGGCAGATTGGTTAACTAGGTTATTGTTTGATACCCCCGTAGTGAGAGGGGTTAAACCAACAGCGTCCGGGATGAGGGTCGTGCTGTTTACTGTTGCGTTTACGTATCTTTGGGCTATTGCGCTGAGATTTATTCTTCCCGCTGCCTGGGATGACGTAGACACTGTTCCTGTTGAGTACTTTTGTGCTCCGTCGTACCAGATGTCAATTTTAAACGTAGTTACCGTAGGCTGAGTGACTACGATTTCAACATCTGCGCTCCATGGGCCCGCTCCGTTTGCGGTAAGAGTGATAACGGGTTCTGCACTGTCGTAAAGCGTAAGGCTTCCCACTGTCGCAGATGCTCCAACGGCTCTTGCAACGTAAGCCCGTGTACCACCTTCTTCAAAAAATGTTTCTAGGGTTGAGTGAGTGTAGGTACCGGCTAGGTAGCCTCCAAACACGTCCTCGAACTCTCCCAGGTTTTGGATGAGTACAGGCTCGTCTGAAGGGCCTCTCTCTGTCAGGCCTACGACAAACAACTGTGACGACTCGCGTACTGTTGTGGTCGAAGGACCGGTTCTTACTGAAGTTGATATAACTACGCCAGGCATAGGACCTCACTGTTTCGCATTGGGAATCCCGTTTGTGATTGTGATTTCAATTGTACAGAGGGGTACGTATTATTCTGTGCAACTATGAATTGAACTTTAAAAATATAAAAACTAATTATCAAGTGACGGCATTTCTTCATTGGTCCCTGCGGTAACTGTTTCTATTTCTATTGATTCCACAACTCCAATAGGCTCTCTTGTGACAACTTCGTCTATTTCGAGGACGTAGGAGATGTAGGCACCAGCCATCATTCTCTCGCCTTTTAGTAGAGTGATGTCTGAATATTCTTCACGAATGCTGTTTTCGCCTATTACCGCCCTAAACGAAGTTCTAGAGTCATAGGCCTTTAGGCAGGGGTAGTCAAGAAGCGCACTTCTCACCACAGTGGTCAATCTGTCTCTCATGACCGTCGTTGGTTCGTTGCCTTCGTCACGGACCCAGATGTACGTCCTCATGCTGTAGGAGACCCTATAGAGGGGGTCTGACCCATCGAAGCCTATGCGCTCCAATCCATTCATTGAGGTCGTTACGGTGATGATTGAAGGCCACTCGTCTATGGCTAGCGGTTCGTAGGCTATGTACTGACCAGGGTCAGGGAGTAGGGTGCTGTCTAGATTCCAGCCGTTTCTATAGCGAATCAATCTTATTGGGAGGTCCTGTGTCAAGTAATCATTGACATATTTTTTTGCAAAATGAGAACCATTCATTAAAGCCGTCATATTAATTTGCTTCCTTCAATGATGTACTGGAGTGTTTTTTTATTTATATCTCTGTCAAAATCTCGAGGAATAAACAATATTTTTCTTGCTGGCATGTCTCGCGTCCCGTACTGATGAAATCTGGCTATAGGGCTGTCGATAACAAAAGTCCCCTCCATCTCCGTAATCACGTTTTTGGGACTAGAAGCCATATTGGCAACGCTTCTAAAAAGCTCTCCAGTAATCATCATCATTGGAGCGCCGGGATAACGTTCAGCTTTTTGAAACGCATAGTCATCGTCAAGAGGAGGCCACGCCCCCTTTAACATCGCCTTTGCAGACATCGCACCCATCGTTGTAAAGTTTTTTGAATAAGCTCTTTGTAAATAGTCTTTTCCCCATCGCAAAACTGGACCCATATCGTTAGCCCTGTCTTTCATGTTTTGCAGTCTGTCTACAGCATCTTTCCCCTGCCAGTCAACGTCCGTGACTGTTATTAAAACGTTTCTTCTAGCCACGCTGTTATACCCGAACTCGTCTATATTTCCTAATCGAACCTAGTTCGGTATCAAGAAAACCGGTCATAAGTGGCCCAGTACCGCGTGTATTTAAGTCTTTTACGCCAACAACGTCGTCGTACATGTTTTGCATTTCACGTGCAGCCGCTCTAATAATAAGAATCTTGAAGATGGGTATTGATGCTCCGTCTAGACCAGCGGTATAAGTTATTGTCACCAAATCGTCGGACCATCCGTAGTAGTAATCAATTCCATATTTTCTAGTGATGTAATCGACTTCTTCTTGAAGAACTTTTTCTGTTCCGAAAAGTGGTTTTACTTTAACTTCGTCAACCGAAACTATCGGAGTATTTTTCAGATAGACGGTTGGGGGAGGACTTGCCCATGTTGTTGTATCGTTGCTTGGACTTGAAGTGTACGAAGAGTTATACGTATTGTCGTTTGATGTCAAAAACGAACCCATTGGGACTCCCGTGTGATTGGAGTCAAGGCGTATTTCTTCGGTAAATTCCTGAACCTCTATTGGACGCTTAAGGAAAGTTTCCATTTCACTTTGAAGGCCAGCCAGAATCATTTCTGCAGCGTCTTCTTGGCGAGCGGACAATTTGATGTCCATATATGTCTTAATGTCGTTGACTGAGACAATCATGGCGGCTCCCGGTTAAAGCGATGTTGCAAATAAATGTTGTATCAAATTCTAACACCTAGCAATGACCTAGCCGAACACTGGGGTTGCCCGCTGGGTGATTCCGGTGTAGATTACGGAGATGAGTGATTCATCAAAATTTAATCCAACTGTTGAATTCGACAACAAAGAGATATCTGAAGCCAATATGAGCGTTTTAGATAGGGTCACTCAAGCGTTGTTTGCATTATTTATGCCCGAGGGCGGAATTGAGTCGCCTGATGAAATTGACGATTTAGCAAATCAGTCCTTTGAAATGGCCACCGTAGTCATGGCAGTTGCAGGAATGAACATTATTGGGGAAAATATCGAAGGCGATTATGTTGCACGATTCAAGCCCTATAAGTCTTTTAGTGACTTTGCTATTAAAAACAATATTCAATAAAGAAGGATAAATATGTCAGAGCAAGAAATTAAAGGCACTTTGTTTGCGGACCAAGACGCAAGAAGAGCCGCAACTGTAAATATTATAGACAGGCTTCATCAGGGATTATTTTACTACTACACCGAGCATGAACCCGAAATAGAAGACGACGACAAAAAAGTAGAGCTAGGCGATTATATGTGGCTGGTCGCGTCCACCCTTATGGCTATATGCGGACTAAGGGTTGTTGGAGTAGAAAGTTCTACGGGAAAGTATTTGGCGACATTTGAACCAACAGAATCCGTGAAGAACTTCTTAATAGAAAAAGACTTTGGCCAAGAAGACGATTATTACTACGAAGATTTCCTAGAGGACGCTGAACCGGATGCCGGACTTGGATGGCACAGCTGGAGACTAATGGATGAAGAGGAAGTCCTAGGGGACGAAGAGGATGAAATTACAGCCGTTTAAAAGGTTGTAATTTTACTTTTTCTTTCCAGTCTTTCCGCCTTTTTTGACTGCTGCTTTTCTTTTGGTGTTTTTTCCAGCGGCGCGTACCGAGCTTGCAGATTTAGGTGCTTTGGGCGTTGTTGCAGCCTTGGCTCTTCTTGTTTTTTGTTGCTGAGACTTGGCTAAGGGTGGCCGAATTCCAAAACCTGCGGCAGAACGAGTACCGTCTTTACGCGGTTTTCCTAACTGTATTCTGCTAGGACCATCGCCTCCTCGCACTCGGTTCATTATGTCAGAAGAGTTGCCTCTCGTTTTGGCGAACTGGAATCCGTCTACTCTGTCTTTGAAATTTTTTGGATTAGTCCCCCCTCTCTTTACAGACCTTTTACCTACATCCAGCCCGTTCCTGTTTAAACGTTTGGTGGCTCTTGCTTCAAGTTCACGGAATCTCTTCGAACGAGTACGTCCTGCGTAGTAGGTGCCTTCTGCGGGCTTTGTTCTACTGCCACGACTATTCTTACCAGTAGACCTATCCAGCAATTCTTCTGCCACAGACTTGGTCATTTCTGTGCCCGTTCGTGAGTCTTTTGCTCGACGGCTTAGAGGCTTGGAGCCACCATATCGCGCCATATCCGCCATATCGCCAAGCTTGCCTTTATTAAAATCTTTTTCGCTGACGCCAAAAACGTTTTTAGCCAAACTTGCGGCGTTTGCTAGTGTTGTTCGTTCCGTCGCGTTTGGCTTACCCCCTGCGCGAATTTTGGCTTGAATTTCCTTGACTTTGTCAACAAAGTAGGCCGCATCGTCGGATATGTCTGGGCCGTAACGTACTCCTGGCATAATGTTCCTTACTAAAAGTCTTTTTACAAATATACCAGAAATATTTATCTGTCAGGATTTGGGGGTCTTTCAATAGAGACCGTAGATGACTCTAGTGAGCCAGGCGGAGCCTCGATTGGAATCCATGCCCTGGCGTAATTATGCTCTTTGATTTTTCTCACTTTATAGAGACTTCCGTCAAGCATTAAAGAGAGTTCTTCTGAACGCATGCAAAGCATGTCTTCAAAATCTGAAATGCCGTATTTGCCAGAGCGTCTTAGTGTTCTAATGATGTCGGATGTCTTGGGGGCGAGCACATGGGAGTGCCCCCTGTTGAGTCGAAGATGCATCATCATGGCATCCATTTTGTCGACGTCGTGATAGACGACTGGTATTTTCCCCTCACTCATGGCAAGAATTTGTGGAATATTCGTTGCCAGTAGATATCTTTCTGAGCCGTCGATTATCTCCCCAGTGGCAAGCCTGACGTGTATCGGCTGAATAAAACCAAACTGAGACAAAGAGGCAGAAATGACAAGCATCTCTGGACGCAGGGTATAGGTGGCTTTCCATTCAGGAACAGAAAGCAGGGATGGTTCAACGTACTCGATTTTAATATTCATAGATATCTGCTCTTTCTAGTTCCAGTGCTCGTACAGCGTGAGCTCTGGTTTTGGGACCCACAGGGGTTGGTGAATTAACGTCAATATCGTTAAGCATTAAGTTTCTTATCAGCCAGCTGACTGGATATCCATGAGGGTCGCTCAGGTGTTTCTTTCTAAATTTTGAAACATAAACACGAGCCTCGGTCTTTCGTCTATCACCTATTAGGTACTTGTCAATAAACGCAGACGCCCCATCAAATCCTCTTCGCGCATAGCTCTCTATGAGTTTTTCTGAATCAAAATCAGCCCACAAGCGTCTTTGGGCATCTATGTATGGAAAGCAGTCAAACAGTCTGTCGTAGAATTCTGGCTCAGTAGCAACTACGTCACCTATTCTGCGAATTGCCGTAGCATGCAGAGGGATGCCGACTCTCGTGTTGCTCCCCGTGGTTACAGCCAGGTCGTAATACTCACAGTATTCCGCTTCATGTTCTTCAATAATAAACTTGAATACATCATTCGTATTCCAGTCGTAGATTATTTTTGCAAACTTTAAAGGGATTCCCTTTTTTAACTTGTATGGGATATTGATGTAGTTCTCGTGCAATTTTTGAACTACAGAGCGATAACGAACCATTGATTCACTAGCCCTAACACCGGTCAGGAAAGCCACGTTTCCCTTTTTCCCCTGCATCGTGTAATAGTCGGTCTGCTCAGGAAGAGAAACTTCATGAGTTAAACCAAAATGCTTACCACTAATGGCCCACGGAGGCATGGGTCTAACCCATCTGTCTTGTTCGAATCTTTGCTGGCTCCACAAAATAGTAGTAAGCCTGTGACCTAGAAACCATATCTCTGCAGGGTAAGGAAGGCAGTACCACTCCATATCAACCCAGTCGTAGTTGCGAACCTTTTCCACGTACTTTACGACAGTAGGACTGACCATCTCTTCGTCTCGAAAGATTACCTTTACTGGACCAAGGCCTCGCTCTTCATGTATTTCTTTTGCTAGATACAGAATCGCAGTGGAGTCTTTGCCTCCAGAGAACTGTACACAGACAGTATCGAAGGTGTCGTAGACGTGCCGTATTCTCTGTCTTGCTGCGTCAACGCAGGACATATCAAGAAATAGGCGCTGACGAGTCATTTAGTATCTTGCGATTTGAGTGAGGCGTGATACCTCGGCACGAAGCTCGTTGTTCTCGCGCATCATGTTTTCAGCTACGCTTTTCCAGTACGTTGCTTCAGAGATGCGAGTATCAAGCGCCTCTAAAACTTCAGCGCACTCGGCCGGCGATACTTTTCCTCTGCCGAGGAGGTATCTACATTTTTGTTCTATGGTCTGTTCCATTGGTAATCCTATATTTCTATGTGTTGGTCTATGAAGTCGATTAGTTTTTCGGCCATTGTTACGCCAGCAACAGCTGGGTCAGCTTTTAGCCATTTCATGAATTCATACCATCGTGCTTGTTGGTCCGTGTTGTCAAACACGATTGTGTACTGAACGACGGCTCTTGGTGCCGAGCCAGGAGCAATTGTTGTTGAACCTCTAATTACTGCATCGTTTTGATTCATGCCTGGCATGATGTCGATTCTCTGTTTTCCGTCTCCTGTTTGAGTTACTGAAACAACATTTCTATCCATTTCTGGAGCGTCTTTAACTAGAGCATCTTCATCAGAATCTTCATAGTCGGAAAATTTATCAAGCCGAGAACTAAATCCGTTTCCGTAATCAGAATTAATTACAGGGGACATAAATCCAGCCCCTGGCTCGACTACCCGATTGTCTTCTCTGATGAAGCGCTGTTCAATTTCGGCTGTTGAAAATTCATCCCATCCCAATCCAGTTAAAAGTTCTGGATAAAAGTCGACCATTTCTAAAACAAACTCTTCAAGAAGTTCTGGCTCGGTGTACCCAAGCTCCATTGTTCGGTTGTCAGCAATAGCAAAAGCCATGGCCCTAGTGTCATCGACGTCAAACTGAACAGCAGCTATCTTGTCCCACCCAAGAAGTTTTGCTGCTTCTAGTTGGTGATTGCCCGCTATGACGGTTGCTGTACCGTCTCCGTTGGGTCTTATCACTATTGGTTTAATCTGTCCAAACTCGGCGTAGGATGCCATAATCGCATTAACGTCTCCTCTTCGTGGATTGTTATGGAGGGACTCAAGAAGGCTTATGTCGAAAGCCAGGGATTCCAGAGATTCATGTATTCCATTAGCCATATCTATACCTGAGACCTTACGTTGGCATTGAGTGTTCTGATTGCGTCCATTGATGCGCGAACCGAGGAAAGCTTTTCTCTTTTTGACTTAACCAAAGCTTCAGCGCACTTATATTCAAAATGTTCTTGGTCTAATTTATAATCAGCCCAAGCCTCTCTTTCCTTAATTGAACCCTTGGCTGATAGGTACTCTCGCGCCCAGTTCGCCTTATAGAAAGACTCTTTCTTAGCCATGTCCATAGATAACGACTCAAATTGTTCAGTTTCCTCTTCTAAGGAATCCATTAAACGAATCAATTCCTGTTCAATGTCAATTTGGCTTATTGGAGAACTTCTCATACTTTTATTCACACCTATCCTTCTAGTGGAGACCAGTCTACTTTGTCAAGTGCAGAAAGTTGCTCTTTTGTCCATTCCCATTGAGTATCTATTCCGAGGCGAACCATTCCCATTCGCTCAAGAACCCATGCATCACATTCGTCGTTCCCAGATGCTCCACTAAATATAATCCCGGTCTTTGCTGAGATGGCAGAAATGACTTCTCCTTTTGATGCATTTCCTCGTCCAGTTGCAAACTTTGCACGACAGGTGGGCGGGATTTCAACAATAGGAATATTGCATTCAAACAGTGTCATCCTAATGCAGCCACCGAGTTCGCCAATACTGAATGCTTGTCCACTTCTGGAAGCAAACGAATAACCTTCAATCAGAACGCAAATGATTTCATTTTCTAAGCACTCATGCAACACGGTTCTTGTGATGTCAGAGAGACGCTCGGCCCCTTTTGCTTTAGACCGTACAACGCTGGTCACGCCGTCCATGGATATTCCTGTGGATGTTAGTGAGAGGTCAAGACCCATGAGGCGCATAGTAAGTCTGACTATAGCAAATAAATACAAAGGCAGGCAGTCGCGTTATTGCCGCGCCAGCCTGCCCATGTACCTATAATGTCCCCAGGTAGCGATTCTAAGGAGTGATTAAATAATACATTCATTCCCAAGAATGTTTTGCTAATCCTAAAGAAAAGGCCAAAGAAGGCTCTTCACCAATCCTGGTATGGCAGGCTCTGCAGACTGTTACCAAGTTTTCTTCGTCAAGTATTGACCCGCCTTGAGACCTTCTTATTAACTCATGCACGTCTACGCTGTTTTTATGAATAAACGTTGTCAAGCCGTCATGTTTGGCAAAAACTGGACACGCAAAGCAAAAAGGAAACTCGGCAAGCATAGAAGAAACGATTTTACGTCTCTCAACATAAACCTGTTCCGTTTTCTTGCTTCTTTTTGGGATTGGTTTAGTTCCTCGGTTTAGTGAGGTTCGTTTTAACGGTGTTCGCTTTAGTGGTTTCCTTGGCTTCATCTAAGCTAAAGAATACAGCACTAGAGGTTGTCGTTGTTTATAGAATCAAAAGTCCACTTACTGTCAAGGCATTCCCACAAAGAACGGTC